CTTGTCGTTGGCATTTAGTCTCCTATGCAACTATTGTAGCGTTGAGCCAGTCCAAAGTAGGGCTGATTGTATTCCAAGTCTCAGTCGCTGGGACCGAGTTCCATCTAAACGCCTGAAGGCTGAAAGCAATAGGCGACACATTAAGAGTCAGGTTTAGCTGATTAAAGCTGGCGGTCCAAGTCCATCCCTCTACAAATCCTTGGAATTCTCCACCCACCATATTGGCTGGCAAATTCATAATATTGAGCGGTTGGCCCATAAATACGCCAAGAAGGTTATCTCGGTCAGAATTGTCTATTTCACCGCTTGCTATTGGGAAGGTTATCTCTCTTAGGGCAAATTGAGGATAAGCGCGAATAAGTAGATAGAAGGCTGCTTGGCTTGTCGCATCTCCAACATTGCGGAGTGTGGTCGATATGGTAGAAGCTAGAAGGCCATAGTCTTGAATTGAGGCGGCATCCTCGTCAGTTACTTCAGATCCCGAAGTGCCATAATTTAGGGTTATTGAATTGCGAACATCGCCAGCTCGCTTAACGATAGATAAGCCAGGGCCGATGGCGTGATTGCCGTCTAAATCGACATAGCCATAAGTGGCAAGGTATTCGCCTCGATGGGTCGAATCTGCATAACCGATTCTGCCTTGAGAATCTTCGTATAGATAACCGAGTCCGCTAGTCGCAAAGCGAGAAGCAAGATTATAAACTGTATCGTCTAGGCCATTTTCGGAGTGCAATTCATAATCCCCAGGAGTATCAATTTCGCCTAGTCCGCTATTTTCTGCATCTAGCCATTGAGTAGTCGCGTCATAGGTGGCCCAAGTCTCGGCAGCTGGGACTTCGTTCCATTGGTCGAATAGAACTGTCTCAAGTAATTCAAGGATTCTATCGCCATCAAATTGATGAGCAAAGTTGCCAACATATACGGCGCGATTTAATCGGGCTAAAGCTCCTACGGCAGTTATTCTGACTTGCTGGCTGGTAGCAGTTGAGCCTGAAGTCTGGACTGTAATACCTAAATCAGTAATGAAGCCGCCAAATAGATTTACATAAGTTGCAGTTGAATCTTGGACCTCAATAGTTACTGCGTCATTTATCTCATAGGGAACTGCAGCTTCAGCCGTCTCAATAAGGGTTAAATTGCAATACCCTGCAACTGGCTGGGAGTAGATGTCGGTCCTACCCGATGTGATAGTTAATCCGCTAAGGGTTGCCCCAGTTACTGTAGATCCATTTACCTTGACTCGATAAACGGGATTCCAAGCGGTCATAGGGCTAACTGCTCAACACCAGCACCAGTTCTGCGCCCTGTGTTATTTAGTGCTGAAACTACTGCTCTGGTAAATCCTTCTTCATCAATTACTGAAGGCGCATTAACATTGATGACCACACCAGTATTCTGATTGAGATAATCGCCTTCCGCTCCTAGTCTTGCATTTGGTATAGGGCTTGTAAAAACTTGACCACTAGGTGTCTTAATATCTTTCATCATTTTAGCAACACTTGCAGAACTACTGCCTCCACTAAGACCACCGCTAAGACTTGGAGCGCTTATTGAGCTTGGTGCGCTGCTACCACCTTTTGCTGCTACCGATATACCAAATGGCAAACTTGCAGGATTGACTGCATTGCCCCCAGTCTTAGTGCCTTTATTGGCTTCAGTATCAAATAATTTAGTTGCAGCTATAATCGCCCCGACAACTGCTGCGCCAGTCGCTAGACCAGCTAAAGGATTAAGAGCGAATCTCGAGGCAATTGCAGCGGCTACTGCGCTATTTCTCAAAGCGGTATAAGCAGCTACTAGACCTTGGATCAATAAAATAGTTGCCTGAACCCCAGCTGCTATTTTACTAACTACGAAAACTGTTGCTAATACTTTAGCGACTAAAAATAATTCATCTTTCAGGCTTATAACTGTTTCGATAAAGCCCCTTACTTTTTTGCCCCATTCAACGGCTGTCTTTTGTGTATCGGTCAATGATTTATCTAATCCATTAGATCCAGTCAAACCAGCAATAAATGCGTCAAGGGCTGGGATAAAGTTGTTTAATATCCATTGAGTTAATTCTTGAACAACTGGCAGCAAGGCTGCACCGATAGATTCCTTGGCTTCATCAAGAGCAATCTTGACGCGCTCCATTTGCTTTTGTGTGCTCTGGGCTGCGTTCTCTGAGAAGTTGCCGAAGGTATCAGTTAATTGATTGAATGTAGTATCAAAGTCTTGCGACTTAAGATCAGCAGCATCAATGCCTAAACCCAATTTGCCTAGCGCTGTAGTGTTGCCATCATAAGCTCTGCCAAGCGCATTGGTAACTGCCTCAAGTGGCTTGCCCGTTGCTGCACTTAAATCTAATGCTAAATTTAGTAGTTTCTGAGCATCTTCAACATCATTAGTGCTGCGAACCAATCGACTAAATGCTGGTCGCAATTCATCATCCGTAATACCTGCAGCAATAGAAGTCTGGGTTATGTATTTCTCAACGCCCTTGATTTGTTCATCTGTTGCTTTTGTAGTGCTGCGAATAGTCTCGGCTAATTTAATCTGCGCTTGCTCATCCTCAGCTGCCGCTTTGACGGCTGCAACGGCAAATGCGCCTACTGCTGCTCCAGCTAATGCAAAGGCAGCGGCGGCTTTCTTGCCAAATTCTTTTGCTTTCTCGCCAATAGAATCAACATCTTTAGATCCTTCTTGCAGCTTCTTTTGGAAGTCTGCTGTATCGGCAAGAAGTTTGAGCGTTAAGGCTCTTGAATCAGATGCCATTTATGCCCCACTTATCTAATATCTTGTTGAATGCTCTGGTCCATTGTGCCACAATATTCTTTTGTTCTTGGCGAAGTGTTGGATAAATAAACCATCCGCGAGAGCCTCGGCCTTGTCTTCCAGAGTAAGCAGGGAATTGCTTAAATTTGTTAGAACCAAATTCAAAGCCAGCCCATAAGTCTTTAGTCGTAGCTCCACCGCTAAATCTTTGACTTGCAAAGCCATATTTGATTTCGCCAGTAGTGCTGGTCTTAGATACTTTAGATCCGCTAACAATTCTGTTAATGGCTTGTTGGCCTTTGACGCGACTTCTTGAAGTAGCAGCAATCTGCGTCTGCAGATAAGTGGCAAGATTATTAGAAGTCTGGCGAGCCTCGGCTTTGGCTTCATCGCCGAGCAACGAGAAGGCTTTATACACTTGCCGAAGCTCTGTTCGGTCAAATGCTGCGACTTCCTCAGCCATTCTCGTTCATCTCCTTTATCAGCTCGACTGCCGTTGCTACATCGTCCCAATCATCCCAATATTGCATTGGGATACCAGTCTTAAGAGCAACTACTACTAATAGCCGCCTTATGCTGTCGGGCTGATGGCTTTTGGGTCATCATCGCCAGTCTTAATGTCGGCAACTGTCTCCATCCATACATCAAAGCTCTTTACTGGCTTACCAGCGCTCTCGCGCTTATGAGCGTTATAGGCCAAGAACATTAAGTCCCAGATTCCTATATTGTCCTGAGCTTTGCTAATAGTGTGTCCAGTTGCCTTTTCCCACTTAGCCCATTCTGGCGGCTGAGCAATATAAGTTGCTGATTCGCCAGAGTTATATTCAATTGTGATTGATAGTTTCATAGCTCCCGATGCTCCGATCTATTAGGCGAAAGACTCTGATGGCGTTCCAACGACTGTCATCGTCCAGCTATCGGTTAGCGCTCCTGGTGCTGCGCCACCTGCTGCTGGGAAGATTGGCAATACATTGAAAGTGAATACTGCGCCAGTTACGGCTGTAAATGAAACTGCGAGTGTGGTGTTAGGTGCTGATTCAGCATCTGCCCACATTGCTTCGAATAGAGAGCTTGCAGCTCCCCAATCCTGTAGCAATTCAATTGTAAATGTCCATTGCTTATCAACGGACTTATAGGCGCGACCATCAAGAGTCTGATAGGTCTCGATGATTGTTTCGCAGCTTAAGACTGCGCTCGTTGCTTGGGCATCGTAGTTAGCGCTATCAAGTGTGAAGGTAACATCGCGCCCAGTTATTACTGTTGTTGGCATTTGGGTCTCCTATGCGGTTTGCTCGTAGCGGACGCTCAAGCGTATGTCTGCAACCAATAAATTGGTCGTTCCTACTGTTGTTACTGACGGCCTATCGACTGTCGATAACTCATACTTGG